TCTATATCTAATATTGCTTTTTCTAGTTGCTTATTAAGAAATTGTATATTAACCTTGTTAGTCATATTTTGTTCTTGAGTTATCTCTAATTTTTCTGTTGCTTTGTACAAACCTTCTATCAACATAAATTGTTCCTGATCGGTCGGTAACTGCTCACTTTTTTTAAGCAAGTCTGCATTAAATAATTGTCTTGATGTCTCAAGGCTAGTTAATCTAGCAGTCAGCTCAAAGTAACCATACACACCTACAGCCACAGCTGCCATAATAGACACCATGTTTTTAAGTGGCATGCCTATTGTAGTTTTATCCGATATTTTCATACTGGTGCTACAATAACTGTTAATATTATAAAAGCTATAATTAAAAACCCTGTAAAATAATAGTTCATATACAAACACTCCATATTAATTATTGTCTCCTGTTAATGTACTACGCATAATTAAAAAACTTTTAAAATCGTTTTCCATTTGTTTTATTTTTTCTTCCATTGTTTTAAGTTTATCATTTGTAACAATTGTATTACCTTTATTGGTTTCTATATTTAATAATAAATGGCTTTGATTTTCTTGTATTCTAGCTATGTATCCAATTTGATTTTTTAAATGAGTATCGTTTATGATAGCTATTTGATCTTTGTTTTTATTAATAGTCTCTGTAAGACTAACGATATATTTAACGCCCGTAAACGTTCCAACTAAAATTGACGCTATTACTGGAACCAATACAAAGTTCTTTTTTAAGAGTTCCGCTATTGACATGACAAACACTCTTCCCCTTGATTTTTAGGATCACTACACTCACAAGGATCACAAGAACAAAGACCGTACACATCCGAGTGGAAGTCATCCAGACAATGACATTCATGACCGCATTTTTTACATTCATTTTTATTTTTTTTGTTTTCCATTTGTTTTTTCTTCTATCTCATAAAAAAAGTTATCAGTATCTTCGGTTCTCCATTGTCCAGAGTCTTCAACATTCCATGTCGAAGTCTGCACCTTCCAGTCAGGAGTAGTGTCCTTAACTGTAAAAGAAGGTAGATCCCAAATTACTCTATTGTTTGGCTGAGCCGCATAGTTACCATCATCTAAGGCAATTATGTGAGCGCACTTATGTTCGTGCGGAATTTCTGAATGATCAGAGTTTAATATATTAGCATCTGGATGTGCCCAGTCAACTGTAAATAAATATTTTCCGTGATGCCACTTTTTATCTTTACCAATGTATTTACCGGAAGATGCGCTTATGAGATCCCATACAGTAATAGCAGGATAATAACTAAAAGAATTCCAAAGCTCAAGTTCATCAAGTCGTCTATATGGAACAGTTTCCGGTTGAAAACCACGTTGAATAAAAGCCGCAATTGGTAAGCGATAAAATATTGCACCGTTCTCCATAATAGCATGAAATAATATTGCACGCCCAGACATGCTGGTAATACCAAAGATGATACAGTCTTCCACTTCGCCTTTATGTTTTTTAAGATCATATAAATACTCCCTTTTTATTTGTGAGTATTGTATAGGTATATTTGCATTTAAGTAAGCCATAATTTATCATTTTATATTACCCCAATTGTCTCCAGATTCATAATCAACTTTGTTGGGAACTTCTAATTTAACAGCATTTTCCATTATCTCAATAATTTTCTTAGCTTTTTCAGGACTTTCTACTGAAATATCTAACTCATCATGCACTTGAATGTGTGGTATAATGCCTTCATTATACAAATCAATCATAGCTTTTTTAGTCATATCGGCTGCACTACCTTGAATTAATTTGTTTAAAGCTTTGTAAGTGAACGCACGCTTGATCCCTGGTCCGTGTTCCAGGAGCGCTGCATCATGAGGCAAGGATTTATGTATCCCGAACTGATTGGGTTCCCACAAATGGAACCTACATAGCCGTCCAAGTAAAGTTCTAACCCTACCCGCACTTTGTGCTCGTTGACTAACATTATCCATCATCTGTTTTACAAATGGAACTTTAGCATGGTATTGTTTAAATAAATCATTAGCTTTATCCTTAGATATACCAAGTTCTGCTTGTAATTTATTTTTACCCATACCATAAAATAGTCCTAAGTTAATTGTCTTAGCTTGTGATCTAGGTATTTGAGCCATGTCAGCTACAATCGTGTGAAAGTCTGTGTCCGGATCATTATTATAAGAATCTAATACATCACCAACACCATACAAATTCTGTAAAGCTGAATAATGTACCACCAGTCTAGGCTCTTGTTGAGAATAGTCAAAACAACCCCATCTATGGCCTTCCTCAGGGATAAATAAGCCTCTGATCTTAGGTCCGAGGTCCTTGTTCCGTGCTGGAATTTGCTGTAAATTAGGGTTAGAATAACTGAACCTTCCTGTCACAGTTCCGCCATTATCTGATCTAAGTTGATTGATATCAGCATGAATTCTACCTTTATGAGAATGTTTTAATATGGTATCAATGAACGTAGTATGAGCTTTATTAATTTCACGAGCCTGAGCAATCTTATTCACCAATGGGTGAGGATGATTTTGCAAAAAGTTTTTAGTAAAAGAGGGTGCCTGTGATTTCTCGGTTCTGTCATAATCTAAATTTAGTTTGTCAAAAACTTGGGCAATCGATCGTGCTGCCCATATTTGAGTATCTATTCCTGTTTCCTTTTTTACTTGGAGTAATACTGCTTGTTCTTCTTCAACAAGTTGTTTCTTCAATTGGCTGGCTCCTTGGACGTCTACACGGACACCTAAGAATTTCATATCGACGAGGCAGGGAAAGAGTTGAGTCTCGAGATCGAAGATAGATTTTATATCTTGAATATCTATTTCTTGTTTAAGTTGTTTCCAAAGGTCTAGTGTAACAGACGCATCTTGTTCTGCATAAGCGCCAACATAAATGGCAGGTAGTTTATACATTTCTGCTTTAGCGTCAACCCCCCAATCTTTTGCTGCTGCATATAAATCACTTTCATTTTTACCTTTGCCAGTGTATCTTTTAGCACAGCTATTTAAGTCATAACGCATTTGATTTTCATCAACTAAAGCCGATGCAATCATTGTATCGATTACTCTTCCGTTAATACTTAAACCTAAAGCTCGAATCCAAGCAACGTCATACATGGCGTTGTGGAAGATTTTATCTGCAGGTAAATTTAAAACTTCTTGAAACCATTTCAAAACTTTCTTACGGTCCATGTTCCCACCACCTTCGTGTGCAATAGGATAGTAACCACGCCAACCTTCTACAGCTAGTGCAATTCCTACAACGTCGCCGTTGCCTACAACTGAGCCTGAGCCCATCTTCATTAAATCTGGATCTTTAGTTTCTAAGTCAATTGCAATCTCATCATACTTTGATAAGTCTGGAAAACTTTCCGGTGGTAACCATTCTGTCTGAGGTTTAAATAGTGGTATCTGCATAATCCCTTTCCTTTATCATTTCTAAGTAGTGTATTGCTTTCTCTATATCTTGTAACTTTCCTTTCGACTGATGTCTACAAATATATTTAATAGCATTACCTTCCGCGAATTGTAAATTGTTTTTGTTTATAAAGTCTGCTGGTTGGATGGCCATGTCTTTGTAATGAGAACCTCCCACTTGTTTGTCATAGGTGCTCATAAAAACCACCTTATTGTTAATACACATGTTATAAAAACAGCTACACTCATCTCAGCTGTCATTCTCATATTTATGCAGTAATTACATTCACACATTATAATATATATCCTTTTTCATATTTTTTGGGTTCTACAATATGTAAGTTTTCTTTTGTACGTGTTGCGCCTACATAAAATAGTCTGTTTTCATCATCTGGATTTCTTTCATAACCTTTCATAGTGTTTTGTGTAAGGTCAGTTAAAAGAACAACATTGGTAGCTTCACCACCTTTTGCTGCATGTATCGTAGATAATTCTATTCTAGGTTTCTCATTTAATTTTTCTCCGTTCCTTCTCATTTTACGTAAATATTCTATTTTAGTTTGACCCGCTTCATCAAACGCTTCGTACCAAACTGAGTTTACTTTTAAACCAAAATCTCTCTGTAGAGAATCCATGTCATGGAAAGCTCCTTTAGTCATACCTTTAATTTTATTCTTATCCCAGTTCTCACTACTCATTTGTTTTGATATTTTTTCTACTTGTTTAAAGGATAGTGGAGAACCTTTTCTTGCGTGTTCCCAATCAACAGCACATTCTTGTAAATCTTTTTCATTAGTTCTTTTATATCTATTATTATAATACAAACCCTGCCTGTACAAAGATTCCTCTATGTCATTTAACATGTGTCTAGTTCTACTTAACACCAACCAATCTCCTTTTGTCATGTCTATGCTATCAACATCAAAATGTCTCTGTAGTGTGCCTTCATTAATTTTTGGTTTCCATGTCTTATCAATTCTATTTTTAATTTTATTAATTATACCCATAGCTAAGTTGTGAACCTTAGCTGGTATTCTATAAGACTGTGTAAGTGGGTAATACTCACCTTTTAAAGTTATAAAAGAATCTACATCAGCACCGGCCCATCTAAAAATAGCTTGGTCATCATCACCAGCAATGAATGCGTCTTCCGTTTTATTCCAAATAGATCTAGCCATGTCCCATTGCATCAAAGATAAATCTTGAGCTTCATCAATAAACACTACATCAAACTTTGGTGACAAATCTGATTTTGTAAAATCTAAAATCATGTCATTAAAATCTATTAAGTTATATTCTTTTTTGTATCTTATTAATTCGTTAGCTATAATTCTAAGTTGATCTCTCTCTAGATCCTGAGTGTGCTCAGCTAAATCAAACTGCTGCTCTGCTGTAATATTTCTAAGTTGTGCCAGCTGTATAATTCTAAGGTACTCACTATCTGATGTAAAGATACCACCCTGGTCTTCCTGGTAGTCTGCGTAAGTTACTGGAAACCCTAGCTTGCTGCCAAGATCTTTGTAATGTCTTCCCTGCATAACTTGATCTTTTTTAAGTCCAAGTTTTCTAAATGCTAATGAGTGTAGGGTTCTAAAATATGGAAGGTCTTCTTCTGTTAAATTAAAATCTCTTATAGCTCTGTCTCGTGCTTCGTGAGCAGCTTTCTGTGTAAATGCAAAGTAACCAATCTTATCTGGATCCGTGTTTTTTAAATAAGAATTTACTTTGTTTAATAAAGTTGTAGTCTTACCGGTGCCTGGTGGTCCTAATACAATAGTTCTCATTTTTTTATTTTTTTTATAATATTGAAAATTAAATCTATGTTATTTTTTGATAAATATAAAACAGCTTTTATAACTCCTTCTAAATTATCACCTAACTTACCAATTCCTTGGTTACATGCATAACAAATCCATCCTCTAAATGTTTCTTTTTCATGCTCGTGATCTAATTGTAAAACACCACTATTACTATATTTTTTTTTATTTAAAATAGCTTTGACTTCTACCCCACAGCACTGACAATTTTTTGGTTTAGGTGGCGCTGTCATATATAATTTTTCAATTATTTTACCGTGTTTGGATTGACAGTCTCTACATGCAGATCTTCTCATCTCTCCTCCAAAAGCAGTTTTAGACCAAAGTGGAAATGCTTTTACAGGTAGTTCTTTTTTACAATGAGTACACACCTTTATTCCAAGTTCAAAATCTTGTTGAAAAACAATATCTTCTTCTTCATTAAACAAATCCATTTGAAAATTTTCCATCAAAATATATCCTTTGGTTTTAATTCTTTTTGATTGTACTCATCAGTTTTTTTATCAAACTGTTTTACTTGGAATACAGATATTCTTTCTTTACCTATACGTTTGTCATCACAGCTACAGGCTTCTTTTAACATCTGTGCTGTACGCTGATAGTTGATGTCCCAACGTTTCCTAATTAAAAATTGATTGTAGAATCTATCAAACACAAAATGGTGATGGCCTTCGTTAGTCCATACCCCACCCTTTTTAAGATCATTTTTGTCTGTAGACACTTGTCTATTTAGACAATACTCTTCTAAATGATTTTGTAATTGATCTTGTGTAGTTACACCTTCTGGTGCTTCCACAGGTTCGTGGTTCTTCATCAGTGGATTTATAATCATGTCCCAGTCTTTAGGTTTTACTGTTGGTGGTTTAAAATCTAGTTGTTCCATACATGCTTCTTGGAATAAACTTTGTTGTTTTAAAAACTTTACATTCTCTAAATGTAATCTTTCACCATCTACGTTTAGATAATAGTACGGTTTTTCTAACTTCACTTTTTGTAAGTCAGATAATAATGGGAATACAATTTCTTCACCTATTCCATACTTTCTAGTTCTACATAATTTTTTATCACACAAGTTACACATAGGTACATCATTACATTTGTAGCCCCATTCTTTTTTCTCATGTTGTCGTTTAATTATATCTACTTCAGACTCACTTAACGGTGTAGTTGATGCTTCTATATTAAACATAGTCATCTTACTTTTCCATTCTGCAGGCCATTTCTGTTTAGCGTACACTCCAAAATGAAACATAGAGTTGTTACGACCACCTTCTGGTATTTTATTTAGGGCCATAAGTTCTATACATGGTGGAGCGTCATCATAATCTGATTTAGGTCTTTCTATTTTTATAGACGTAATATTTTTTTGTTTTAATCTGTCATAGATACCATAGAATTCTTCTAATGTTGCAGCGGTACCATCATCATTAAATGCATAACGTGTTGATTGATCACCATTGAAGTAAGGTAAGTTAAGAAAGTTTCCGGTATCGTCTGCTGATTTTAATTGGATCTGTTTAGGAAAAACTTCTGATCCACCGTAGCCTAGTAATGTTTTTATTTCCGTAAGTTTATCTCTCATTCTTTCTGCAGATACGGGTAGTTCTGAGAAGAGGAACACATGAGCGCCACCGCTCTTTGACCTACACACCGAGAGTGGTAGGTTAAATTGTTTTATCTTATCTATTAATTTTTTATGATCAAAGCCTGCATAAGAGTCTATGTCTACACAACCCCACACACATTCATTGCTTTCATTTATAGGAATAATTCCTAAACTTTGTTTACCTTCTAAGTGATCAGACCATAGTATATCTGTTACAGGTTGACGTACTACAAATGATTGTCCTTTTAATTTGACACCATCAGCAACAGGTTCACTTACTTTAGTACAACCGTGTGCACGTTCCAATCCCTTGAATATAGTTTTAAATTTATCTATCATATATTTATAACGGGCGCTTCGACTCTCGCTTCCACGCCCGACCTAGGATTTTATTTAGTATGGTGAATCTGTTTTTGATTCGTCTGATCCATGTTTAACTTCTACATTACCTTTGCCAACTTTTTCGGCAAATGATTTTGCAATTTGATAAACACCTTGATCTTCAACCGGACCAACCTTAGACACTTCCCAACCAAACCATGTTCCTTTGTCGTTTGACATCTGAACAGTCTTTAGATTATAAATGTGGCTATATGTTGGCGGTGTGAATAAACCATTTTTACCAGTCAACTTTAGTCCCATCATAATGGAATTCCATTTACGACTAATTTTTAATTGAGTCGCTTTCATAGAAATCAAAGCTGTTTGTGGTGAATCACCTAAAACTACTACAAAATGATTTGCAGTATTCTCAAGATAATTACCGTTTGGTAAACGATCTTTAAAAGATTTATCACGAGTAGTTGTGCTCATGATATCACTACTTGCATCATGAATTGCTACTGGTGCGCCTTTACCCTCACCTCTATCTTGCCATTCTACATATTTTCTTTCATAGAATGCTGGCAATATATTTATACCCTTAGTACCGTCAAAAATTTCATTTGTAACAGTGTTTAGGATCATGCCGGGTTCGGCACCCTCAACATACTTACCATCTCTTTTATTAATTTCAGGAGATAACTGTCCTAAAACTTTTAGAAAAGGTAATGCAAGATCATCTTGCGTCATATTCTGAGAGCCTTTATCTGCATCAGCTTCAAACATATTGACAACTACTGCATTTTCTTTTTTTTCTACTATTTCATTCATGTTTATTGTTTCCTCTTGATTGTTGTTTTATTTCCAACGAATACGTTGAAAAGCTCGGTAGGCATTTCTTTGCCTGATTCTAAACGTTCCCGAACTAACGCTTTAAGAGTCATGGGTTCCACCTTCAACTTTTGTGTTGGTGAAAACCCACGCTCAGATGCAAGGCTAGCATAATCCGCAGCCTTGTTATCTTCGTTACGCCCAAATGATACGGATATCTCATTTTTGATTATATCACCCAGGTTATTGTCTCGAAGCCATTGAAATGCAGCATCTCTATTTGCAATAGTAATACTTGCACTATAATTAGGTTTAACATCTACTGAAGACCCGTCCATAAGTTTAAGGTGAGATAAACCCATCTCAGCCATCATGGTAGGAATTACTTCTCCAGATAAATAGTCAAATTGTTTTTTAGTTTTTTTTAAATTCTCTTCTTGAGATTCAATATCATTTTGTAAAGAATTTAATTTCTCTACTTGATCTGCAAGAGTTTTTATATTGTCTGTTTTTTGTATGACCTGTTGTTGGTCATTTTCAAAGTTTATGTTACTCATCTATCTTTCCTCTTTCATATAAGTTGATTGCAATAGGATAATATTGTCTTTCTTGTTTATCCCACTTTAGTAAATTGTATTTACCATTAGTCATGTCAGAAACAATTGAACACGTTACACCAATAATTGCAGGATCTCCAGTTAATAATAAATGATCTTCTGATGTAAAATCTTTTAACATTTTTCTAAGTTTAAAAATTAATGGACCAGGAGAAAATATTATCTGTGAAAGTTCCGGTAATAAAAAAACAAACTCACCATATTTTGATGCGCCCATAATATTTATTTTAGGTCTGCCTTCAGCAGTACCCGCAATTTCTTGAATTACATAAACTTTATTTTCTTTCATATTGACAATATAGTTATAAATGTTATGTTGTCAAGTAGAAAGAAGAAAAATTATGAACTATAAATTTAAAACAAAACCTTATGCACATCAAATGACTGCATTAGAAAAATCGTGGAATAGAGAAACTTATGCTTATTTTATGGAAATGGGCACAGGTAAAACAAAAGTATTAATAGATAATTTAGCCATGCTTTATGACAAAGGTAAAGTTAATGGTGCTTTAATTATTGCACCTAAAGGTGTTGTAGGTACTTGGTATGATAATGAATTACCAACTCACTTACCAGACCACATAGAAAATGTGACTGTTTTGTGGCAAGCAAACATTACTAAAAAACAACAAGAAAGTTTAGATAGTTTGTTTCAAGAAGGTGAAGGTTTACATATTATAATTATGAATGTTGAAGCTTTTAGTACAGATAAAGGTAAAGCGTTTGCAACTAAATTTATGTCTTGTCATAATACTTTAATGGCGATTGATGAATCAACTACCATTAAAACACCTAGTGCTAAACGTACTAAAAATATTTTAACTTTGTCTACACAAGCTAAATATAGAAGAATAATGACCGGATCTCCTGTTACTAAAAATCCTCTAGATTTATTTTCACAGTGTGATTTTTTAAGTCCTTGGTTATTAGATTTTACATCTTTTTATGCATTTAGAAATAGATATGCAGAAATGAAAACCTTGCACATGCATGGTAGACAAATACAAATAGTTAGTGGTTTTAAAAACTTGGGTGAACTATCCGATAAATTAAAAGAATTTTCTTATCGTGTTCTAAAAGAAGACTGCTTAGATCTTCCAGAAAAAATCTTTATAAAAAGACATATAGTTTTAACTTCTGAACAACGTAAATTGTATGAGCAAATGAAAAAAGAAGCTATTGCTATTTTAGATGGTAAACAATCTACAACTGTAAATTCTTTGACTCAATTAATGAGACTTCATCAAATAACATGTGGTCATTTTACTGCTGATGATGGGTCATTAAAAAGAATAAAAAATAATAGAGTTAATGAATTGATGGATGTTTTAGAAGAAACTGAAGGTAAAGCTATTATTTGGGCTCACTATCAACATGACATTAAAGATATAATTAAAGAAGTAGAAAAGGTCCATGGTCCGGGATGCATTGTTGACTATTATGGATTAACTCCCAAAGAAGACAGACAACCTAATATCAAACGTTTTCAAGACGACCCTAAGTGTCGGTTCTTTGTTGGAACCCCTGCTACGGGCGGCTATGGGATAACTTTAACAGCTGCAAACACCGTAATTTATTATTCTAACGGTTATGACTTAGAAAAAAGATTACAGTCAGAAGACAGAGCACACAGAATCGGGCAGAAAAAATCTGTAACCTATGTTGATTTAATGGCGGCCGATACCGTGGATGAAAAAATCGTAAAAGCTCTACGAAAAAAAATAAACATAGCGTCAGAAGTTTTAGGTGAAGAACTGAGATCATGGATTTAATAGGACATACGCGTGAGGCGCGCTGGAATTTTATTTTACGTATCTGTCGGTTGATAGACCTAAGATCTGTTTGTATTCCGTCTTGCCGGATTCGCCTTTAATCGCCATTAGATATTCCTTACGGTTAGCGTTAATTTCTTTTGTGTATGATACATGGACCCAGCCACTGTTGGGTTCGCCGGGAGTGTGGTACTCGAGAATCAATTGATCAAACATTAAGTTTTCTTTGATCCAATCTGCTAGTTCATTGTTGGCAACACCAAATATTTCTAGGTCTGCCGCCTCTCCTTTGCAGTGCTGACTCTTAGTTGAGCTACCTATCTTAACTGACAAAATTGGATCTCTAAATCCACTGGAAATAGTCACTACTTGATTGAAATGGTCTCTAACGGGCTGTAGAACCCTCTCACAGAGCAATCGTAGATTTTCGGTCTGATCGTCCGTGGGGTTGTTGTTAAGGCCCATCCTCGTCGCTGTCTGTGACTTACAAAGCTCAGCTTTGCTGAAATTCTTGCTCAGTTTCATGGCTCTCCTATTTTATGATTAACATGTAGATCATACCGGCCATACCGGTGATCAAAGCTCCGACAGATGTTAGTAGAATAGTTTCTATTCTACAAATCTGTTTTTCTAATGAATGAATCTTGTCATGAGTTTGTTTCTGCATAATTCTACACAGCTTCTCATGTGATTCTATTTTTGTTAGTGCAATATTTTTAGTCATTAAGTTCTACTCGCAATTACTTTTTCAGTAGGTGATAATAAAGCAGTCTCAGTCTGTGTCAAGTTAGTTTGTGGGTCGACATTTTGTGCTTGACTTAACTGTTTAGATGGCATTGGTGTGTCACCTAATGGTGGTGTTTGCATTTTAGGTTTACTTGTAAAACCTGGTGAACCCGGTACCATTAAATCTTTTATCATACCTGGTACTTTTTTAATTTGTCGCTGGATAAATCCTTCTTCTTTTATTGGATTTCTATTTTTATCTAACAACAACCTGCCTTCTTTGTCTATTTGATAATTTTCTTCATCAGGCTTGTAGCCCCCTTCTCGTTCTCTTGTTTCTTCGTTTAATACTGTAGGAAAAAATTTAATTCCACTGTATTTTCCTTTAACTCTATCTAAATCTCTTTGCGGAAATAAAAAAGATCTGTTTGCTCTATACCTAAACTCATCATTGTCTTTAGTTAAATTTTTCATTTGTTGTTTAACTGATTTAACTTTACTTTCAAATCTAGGTTTAGAATAATTAACTGGTGTAAATCTTCCTGATACTAGATTATTAACTAATGTTCTGGAAGCACCTTGATCTCTCATGATTTGATATATTTTAGATTTACTTAAATCTAATAATTCTAAATCTTTAATTCTAATGTACATATCTTTTTGTATTCTAAATGCTTCTTGCTGCATGTTATCAAAAGTTCTAACCATATCTGTTGGTGTTTTTTGTGCAAAATTTTGTACGCTATAAAAACCTTCTGTTTCATCAACCGCTCTTAACAATGCATTCATACTACGTGTAAAATACCTAAGGTCTTTTTTAACATCAATTCTAATGATCCGTGTTCCAGTAAACAGGGCCAATAATTCATCAGATAAGTTAACTGGTTTACCACCTTTAGTTAAATCTAATGACAAAGCATCACCTATTTTTTGACTACTTGTTAGCACACCAGGTTTAACTCCATCTAATATGTGAGTTAATGATTTAATAAATTTATCTCCAAGGTCATCAGAATTTGTGTACACAAAACCACCGTTATCTTTTCTACCATTTCTTGTAGTTACATCTATAAACCTATCAAAACCTAAAGGCTCTGATATAAATGGATCTAGATATACAGAAACAGGTCCATTTTCTCCAAACATTAAATTCATTACAAACTGTTCTGTTTCTTGTGGATTTAAATTTTGTTTCTGTGCTTGTGCAATAGCTGCGTCTAGTGGTTGATACAAACTATCGTAAGGACTAAAGTATGAAAAATTAATTGCAGCACTTTCACCATTCTTCCAACCTTTAACAGCTAACAAATTTGATGTTGCATCCCATGATGCAGCTGATGATCTTTTGTATGCGTTCCATTGTGAATTTGTAGAGTTAGTTAACGCTTGTGATAACTCATTAAATCCTTTTCCAATAGCGTAACTTGTCATAAAAGCACCAGTCAATCTTCTTATACCCATTTGTTGTATAGCTCTATTAGGATGCGCCGATTCTTTTAAACCTGTGCTAATAATATTTGCACCGGTTCTAAGTATTTCTGCCGGGAAAGATATAAAGTTTCCAAGAGGCAGCTTTCTTAGTGCTTGAATAACGGGTGGTACTTTACTGTAAGTTGGGTAAGTGTTTCTTAAAAGATAAGCTGATCCTTCTTCAATAGCATCATCATATGTTTTTTTTACTCCAGTAACAGGACTTATGGAATCAAATTCTTTACCCATGTATCTAAACCATTCTTTAACCTCATCTAAATTTTTTAATGCTTGAGACAATTGTGATTTACCAAATTCAAAACCATAACCTTTCCATAAGTTATCACCCCCTGCGTATAGTCTTGCAACTTTATCTGTAGGTGTCATTTTCATTAACCTATCAAATAATTTATCAGTAGTATTTATTGCGTTACTTTTTAAATCTTGTAGCACAGATTTCATTTCTGCAGCTACCACGTTTTCATCCCACACACCAAGTCTAACTAATTTTTCTACGTAGTTATTAAATTCTACTTCATCAATTTTATTACCTCCTGCTTTAAATATATCTCTTGCAACTATCTGCATAGCATCTGTAACGCTAGCTCTACCACCTATGTGTCCATTCATTAAAGAAAAGAAAGAAGCTGAAGTCACGTTTCTAACTTGTGTTTGTGGTGAGTATAATGTTTTACCGATCTGTACACCAACTTTAAATTGTAATGCAAAACGATAGAAAGCATTCTCTACAAGTTTATCTAATGAACCCCCTATACCTGCAAAACCTTCTACATATTCAGGTGAGGCCCACTTGTTTAATAAACCTGATTTCATAATACCAAGTCTCGGTACGCTTTTAATTTGTTGTGCACCAACAAATCCTGCGTTAGTCGCATCTTCTAAAGTATTGAACAACCACCCATTTTTTAAACCTGATCTTGCTATGTAATCCGCTGCTCTTTTGTTGGCCATTGATGCGATAGCTTCTGATGTAGTGAATGCGACTGAGGCTTTTAAATTTCTTTCAGGGCCTAATAAATTTTTTATTGCAGCTGGTAATTCTTCACCAGTTTTTAAAAATTTAAATTTATCGTTTTGTAATATACGAGTACCTATATCTTTTAATTGTGTTAATGGTGATTTACCTTCAGCTTTAGCTGTTCTTAATATATCTTCTGCGTGCATTTTAGCAGACTCTATGTAAGCTTGTTCTGGTTTTAGTTTTGGAAAAGAATTCCTGGCAGATTCTTTTAAGTTTGTATTTTTTGTAATTACATTGTTAACTAAATAATCAACTGCTCCATCCATTATTTTTTGTGGAGGAACTTTTTCAGGATTTGTAAATGTTGTGAATGATCTTACTAAATATTTACCAACGTTATCTACTTCAACAGTAGCAAGATCTTTTGCTAATTCATCTGCATCTTTACCTTTAGGTAGTACTTTTTTAAATTCCGTTTGAATTTTTTTAATATCATTAATTAAATCTTTTGTTAATGTTTGAAGTTCTTGTGGTAGATCTTCTATTTTTCTTTGACCTTTTACTACCGCATCCGCATCTTTTAAAATATTATTAGCTATCTCTTTAATTTCATCTGCATAATATCTTTGAATAGCAGGAGAGGTAGTGTTTTTATTGTATTGATCTTCAAATTGTTTAGCTAAATTGTATGCAGATTTTTCTAAACCTTCATAAGTTCTATCTATTTTTCTAGCTCTACTTTTAACATATAGTGTTACTTCTTCACTCACACCTTCGATATCTTTAGGTTGTTTTCCATAAGACCTAAACCATGATAATATATTATCCACTCTTTTAAGACCTACGTTTATTTTTCTTGGATCTGTAACCGATTTTAATCTCCAATCTTTAAAAGGTGGTAGTTGTGTTACAAATTTATTTTTTGTAAAAGTACCCGCAAAAGCATTTGCTAATAATGGCGCTACTACTTTACTTACTGTATATTTTCCTGCTTTTTGTAAAGTTTCTGCTCCTGCTTTTGTCAAAGGAGCTACAAGTTTATTGCCAAATAATAATTCAACAGGTCTAACCACAGTTTTATTAATTCCTTTTGCACCTAATTGTGCTACACCTACTCCGTATTTATTAACCATCAAAGGTTTTCCTAAATATTTAAAACCAAGTTGTGTAAATTTACCAACCAATGGAAAGCCGCCACCAATTAATGCACCTTCAGCTCCATACTTAATTCTATTTCTAAATTCTGCACCTGCTCTTTTCCTGCCCGTTAAATTTTTAGTGTCCTCCGGTTCTACAAAAAAAGATTCTCTACCTGGATTAGATGCTAAAAAATCTGTAGCCCCTACAATACCGGCACCTTCTACCATTCTCGATGCTACCTGACTAACTTTTCTAAGTTTACCACCTTTAACAGCATCAGCTGCTTTTTTCATTTTAACAACTGCAGGTATCCTTCCTGCAATTTTAGCAATACCTGCTCCTGGTATACCGTATTGTGTAAGTAAAGATGTAACTTCTCCTCTCCATGTTTCAGGACGAGTAGGTTCGTTCTCTTCCATTACTTTTTCAAATTTAGATAAAAAATCTGTATTGGCTGCAAGGTCTGTACCTGCAAATAATAATGAACCTAAACTGTTTTGTAAATCATATGTACCCGAACTAATACCTTTTGCTATCTCATCTAATCCGGTGGTGTAATCTCTTTCTTGTGTAATTTCTTTGTTGTTAATTCTAAAACTAGGAGCCTTTGCGTCAGGAATTTTTTTTAATTGCTTCATAGGATCACCCGCTTCTGTTGCTTCTTTGTCAGCTAAAAATTTAGGTACACCCTCTATACCGGCTATAGAATTTGCTAATCTTTTTGTAGGGTTAAATGTATAATACATTTCAAGAACACTTTTAGGGTCAGGCATAGCTAACCATTTCACAGGTTTTTTAGGTGCCGATTGTGATTTAAGTTCGTTTTGTATTTTAAGTTTAACTTGATCTAAGTCTAAAGGTTGTTGTTTTTTAATATCAACGTTAACTGCTTCTTCTTTATCAGGGTCTTTGAGAAATCGTTCGTAGGCAGTTTCAGCCATGTTACGCCTCCGCTGGTAGTACTAAGTTAACGCTATATTTTTTATTAAATTGATCTACTTGTGATTGGTCTGAAATCATAGCAAAGTCTTCTAGTGCTTCTGCACTATTAGTCATTAACTCTACAATATCATCTGTAATTTCATTTGGTAATCTTGCTCTTAACTGATCGTAACTTATAGGGTTATCAGTATTCATGTTCTGTCCACCCATTGGTCCGGGAACCATGGCCCCTGTTTCTGTAATCTGTTCTTGAACTAATTCACCGTTCGCATATCTTGCTCTACCACCACTGGAGAACTGACCAAGGATTTTTTTAATTTGTGCGATAGTATCTATGTATAATTGTACATCTTGCTCATCTGTGTACTTACCCTCTTGATCTTCATCTAAAAGTTTTTCAGATAATGAATTAAATAAATTTTGTCCCGATGGAGAACTAACAAATATTTTTATAGCACCTTCTGTTACTGGATTGCTTTTAGTGTAGTTATTTTTTTGAGTTTTTAATATATCTAATTGCATTATATCATCGTCAGTTGCTGTACCGTCTGCAACTCTAGATTCTATCTCGTATATTTTAGGAATGATTGATTCTAATTGTTTAGATATTTCTAAATCTCTGTATGTTTTACCACCAGTCTCTGACCCTAATATGTCTGCTTGACCTTCAATTAATGAAGTAAACATATCAGATCTTTTGTCATCTAATCTCTCATCTCTTTTTGTGTTTGTAGCTCTATATCTGTCATAAGCTGTTTGACCAGAGGCACCAATGTTTTCAAAAATAGATCCCCCCGAAGCTGGTCTTGAAATTAAATCTAAACCAAAATCAATAAATAAATCTTTGTTGTCTCTAGGTTTTTCTGGATAAAGTCTTTCTGCTTCAGCTCTCATTTGATCTGGAGTCGCAGTTCTTGGATCATACTTATAAACATTTTGATCTCTAGGATCTTCTGTACCTTGATAACCTTGTCTAGGTGATTGTAAGCCAGATGTAATACCAGTGCCACCGCTATCCGCCATGCCACCTTTTCTAAACATAGGTCTACGAAACGTATTATTCATTACTTTGTCATTCCATAACCAAGAGAACCTATACCGATTGCTGTTTCTAGTGCAGATTTGTTTGGTGAAACTTGTGTTTGATATTGACCCATCGCACTACCCATAACATTACCCATACCGGCACCCATATAATTTAGTCTCTCATAAGGTTCGTAGGCTGCCATTCTATTAGCTTCTCTTTGTTGATCAAGAATATTTTGTGATTGTAGTTGTTGATTAGTTCCAGCACCTTGTAATGTTTGAACATCTTGTCCGTATAAACCTGGTACTAATGAAGCCATTCTTTGTTGATCCGCTCCTAAAGTATTTGCACCCTGCATTAAGTTTTGTTGGTTACTAAATAAATTTCCTTGTTGTCCAAACGCTGTGTTCGCTTGTCCTTGAGCTTGACCAAAACCTTGTTGTAACATTTTTCCTTGTAGTAAAGCTCTGTTCATGTCAGATTGATTTTTATATTCTGCTCTCATTACACCTTCACGCCCGCCACCTAAGTTACCAGACATAGCTGCGTTTTGACCAATACTTGTCATTCCTTTTGCGGCTTGCTTGTCGTAATCAGTCATAGTTGCATTAATTACATCTTGTTGGTACGGAGACATAAATTGTTTGTATGCATTAGGTCCTGACAAAGCTCCTTGAGCCGTGGACTGTGCTTGAGCGGCTTGTAAATAATCTTGTGAACCCATCATGTTTGTAGGTTGACCCGCAAAAGTTCCAGTTCCTTGTTGAAAGGCTCCGGCTTGTTGTAAGTAAGGTTGAAAAGATCCTATACCTTGACCTTGTGTTGTAGCCATTGAATAAGCATCTTTTTGTGCTTGGTCTTGACCGGCAACCATTGGTTGGAATTTTTTTGTATCAAGAGGTAATGAAGTTAAACCAGTTAACTGTTTTGCATAATCTTTACCTAGATCTTCTACAAATTTTGGTGGTAAACTTCTTGTTTCTGTGACTGCCATTATAATACTTCTCCTAATCTCTCTGATGTTTCAAACATTTGTTGAGCGCCATTATTTCCTTGTGACTCTTCTGATATTGTACCACCATTTTCTAAATTTTCCATCATATTCTCCATTATTTCTGCACCTTTGTCAATGTCCCCTTGACCGGCACCTCTTACAGCGTCTGCTGTAAACACAAATTCATTAACACTTAATCTTGCAGGTACGTCATCTTTTTTTTCATACTCTCCAATGGGTACAAAACCACCTTCAGCTCTGTAATCTTTTTCCATACCACCAAGGTCCATTAATCCACCTTCTGCTCTACCTATTCTACCACCGTTAGCAGCGTATTTAGTATAAGGTAATTTACTAGGTAAATTTAAATCTTGAACTGCGTCTAAAGGAGGCAGCATATAATTATAGTATTGTTGAACTTCCGCTATTCTTTGTGGGTCTCCACTTTTATATGCTTCTTGAATTTCATTTTGAATAGCTTCTTGTCCTTCTTGTCCTTGTGAATTTTTTAAACTCCCACCTCTGTCACTAAAACTTGTTTCGTTTGGTTTAGCTTTATTTAATCCAGGGATCATAGATAGACCTAAACCAAGACCACCCATCGTAGCCATTTTTCCAAGTGTACCTAACTCATCATATTTACCTTTTAATCCCATTACACCGCTTGCAGCTTTAGAAAAAAATCCAGGACTGCCTGAAGCTGCACCAGCAAACATATTTCCAAAACCACCTGTTGCTTTTATTCCATAACCTGGCATGTAATAAGCCCCTGCAGCTAACATTGCCATCTTACCTACATCACTTTTTAAAACTTTTCCTGCTGCATCAGCAACACCACTGACTGCACCTTTAATACCTTTAACTATCTTACCTAAAAAATATCCTTGTCTTTGATCGACTCTGTTCATGATTCCACCCATAGCTCTTCTTGCTCTAGTGCCCATAATTCCACCACTCATTTCTGGAACTACGCCACCTTGATTAAAATCATAAGATTCTCTGGTCACGTCTGCAGCTTTACCTAAATTAGGGTCACCAAATCTGTAGTCAATTTTTTTTTCAACAGGCATTATTTGTTTTGGAATAGGAGAAAAAATTTCTTGATTATTTTCACCTCCTGTGTCTCCTGTGTCTACATTATTTTGCCCGTATTCTTTTAAAAAATTACCGTCATAGTTAATAAGATTAAATGCATCATTACTACCCAGTCCTTGGTATTGTTTTGGATCTCCACTTAAAGTAGGGATATCTTTGCCATAAATACTTGATAGATCATCATCATTAAATGTTGAAAAAGCATCCTGTAAATTAAAATAATCTAAACCAGATTCTTTTAAAGATTTTTCGTCTAGTTCGTCATACTCTTCATCGTTTGCTAAGCCCAACTTCTCTATCATAGCTCTTTTTTGTTGAGGAGGTAATGAATTAATATAATCCATCCTATTCTTTAAAGAACCTTGACTTATAAATTTCTCACTTAAAAAATCTAATGGTTTTTTATATGGAATAAAATCAAATATAGGATTTTTTTTATATTTATAAATTGATTCAGCTTTTAATGCATCATCTATTTTTTTTTTCTCTTCAGCTTTCTTTTTTAAATCCAACATTTTTTGGATTTCTTTTTCTTGAGCTATTTTATCTCTTTTAGCTTTATCTTCCTTATCTTTTTTAGCTTTTTTAGCTTGTCTGTCTGCTAAATCTTTTGCTGCTTTTTTTGTTGCAGCTTCATTATTTCTTTTAGCTTTTGCTTGCGCTGCTTGTCTAGCTGCAGATGCCCTTTGTTCTGCACCTCTATCATTTCCGCTATCATAGCTATCTCTAGAATTTCCACTTCCTTGACCACCCTCTGCACCAGCATTTCCACCACTTGTGTCAGAACTACCATCAGAGTTTTTATCACCCCAACCATTTAAACTCATTACACCGGATGGTCCTCTGTTAGGTTTACCATTTAGTGAATTGTGTAAATCTTTTTTAAGAAGTAAATCTTTTTCTGCTTTTGTAATATAAGCTAGTTCTGTTTCAGGATGATCGGGTCCCGACTTCCATTTAATGGGCACCTTACCTACAGTTTTTTGATCGCCAAGATAGTTTTTTACTCCACCTTGAATAGCTACTTTAGCCATGACTATCTACCTCTGTTGTATAGACCCATCAGACCACCGTTGGCTCTCATCTGAACTTGTTCTCTCATATCAACATCAGCGATACCACCGCCTGGCATTGATTCGGCCATGTTAACATTTTCGTTCATAGACATTTCTGGTGTTTGGTCTGCTTGCATCTGTTGTATAATTTGTTTCCAGATTCCACTTTCAAAAAAAGCTTCAAAACTTTGAAACTGTTCTTTTTGTTCTGGTTCCATTTGTTCCCATATTTCAGCAGCCATCATTTGCTGTTCTTCTTGAGGTGATTTAGGACCTTCGTCTCCTCTATACCTAATAGACGGTGCGTTAGTTTCTAGCTCTTCTGAAATTTGTATATCTTCTATTCCCATGATTTGTATAGTTTACTTTGTTTTTCCTAATAAATCAAGAGATGGCATAATAACATTTACATCTTGTGCCATTTCTTCTTGTTTAAAACCTTTAACTTCCCAGTCTTTTCTCTCCTTAAAAAGCTCTCCTGTTTCCTTGTGTCTATAAGTAGTCTCTACCTTAGCCTGTAGTATTGGTGTATCGTTCATTATGTTGTTACCTCTTTTAGTATGTTTAAAAAGCTAATACCTATTGTTGTGGAATCTGTTGTGCTGACTGTAAATCTAAAGTAAGTGCCTCCTTCTACAATTAAAGGCTGAGTCAATAATTCTGTCATAGTGTTAGCAGTTAATGCAGCTTTGATAAAAGGAAAACCATTATTAGTTAAAGTAATAGTAGGTGTTCCAGCTGAGCTAACTAAAATAGATTTTATAACAATGGTCTCATTAACAGCAGGTATTATTGTATTTGCATCTGATCCAAAAGTATACTGAATTGCTGTTGAAGTTACTGTCGCTCCATAAAATTTATATTGGTTTACTACTGCCATTAATCTAAAAAGAAACTTCTAGCTTCTATCTCCTGTTTTAATTCTTCTTGAAAGGTACTATTTAATTTTTCTAATACGGCATCTAAATCTCTAACTAAAGATTGAGATATGTCTTGATCATATTCATCACTAGCTCTGGTTAATGATTGTACAATTTTAGCCATTATCGTCTTCCTCCAGATTGTATATCTAATCTAAAAGTACCAAGTTTCCAAGTACTATCTATTTCTGTGTTAGAAATAGAAAGAGCTATGGCTCTACCTCTAGCACGAGTATCTACTTTTGTAGTTGTAGGTGCTAAAGTAAACGGACCTAAGGGTGAACTTGCTGCCGTGTTGTTTGGGTAATCTCTAACAAATAATGTAGCTATTACATTTTCTGCTTGGTTAATAAAGTCAGGAACTATTCTACTAATTCTCATCATAGCTTCACCGTCTCCTCTAAGATCTGCTAAATTGCTAGCTGCACCTTTAACTACTTTTTGTGTGATATCATAATCTCCAGAAATAATATTAGCCGGTATAGGAACAGGACCCGTGAAAGCAGTTACTTGATTAACTCCTGTTTCATGTTGGAAATAAATTGTAGTTCCTTCAGTGTTTCCAATAACATCAAAAGACGCATCGTCTCCTGCATCATATCTAGTTGCATGAGGTAAACCAAATACAGCAGAGTCAACCCAAGTTGTTCTCGGGTATAAGGCACTTGCATTAGTAAACCATATCGGACGTTTTTTTGTTGAATCTAAATAGCTATAGGTAACTGATCTGTTAACTACATTAGAAGTACCACTACAGTAAAACCAAGTTATCTCGCCAAACAAGTTATTAATACCACAATAAATTAATTGATTAGATACTGTATTTATATCATCAAAAACATAATCTTCGACTAAGCAATCCATTGATTGTAGTTGACCGGTATACCTAAAGAATCCATTATCGGACATCCAGTAAGCAGCACCATCTACTTCAACAGCTGCGTTCATTCCAATTAAACCACAGTTGGTTCCAACTTGCTCGTAAGCAAAGGTAAACGGAGTACCTACAAATCTCATTGTAAATAGTGAGGTGTCGGTCCAAATGTAAATTGCATTTCTTCCAAGCTTAGCCCCCATGATCCGTGATCCGGCGGCCAGTCTTTGTGTACCGGCACTATTGGTTGCTGTAGGTGTATAATCTTCTATATTTTCTTGAGACGAAAATCTTATAAACATATCATCTTGAGTATCTTTATCTCCAATTGTTTTCTCTGTTCCAAAAAATACTAAGTGACGATCTGGAGTAGAGACTAACATATCACGCGACGCGGTTGGTGCGTTTGGAATAATAACAGCTCTAACACTTGTTGCATTAGTTGCATCACCATCCCATTTAAAACATTCTCCGTTGTGAATTAATGCAATCAAGGTAGACCCTAAGTTGTCCAAGGACCATAGACCAGGATCATTTACTGAGTCTGTATTAGCTGCGGGAGATCCCCAACCTGTAAAGGAAGAAGTATTAGTAACAGTACTTCCAGAAGACCAAGCTTGTCTTGTTGTGTTTAAAACTCCTCTAGTAATACCGGTAAGATTGTTTCCGGCTATTCCGGTGTATGAAATGGTTTCACTATTAGGAACACTACCTATTGTTCCAACAGTAATAAAATTTACTCCAGTTGAAGGAAGACCTGCTGTACTTGCTAAAGTGACCACGGTACCCGAACCTCCTGTACCAAAAGCATTATCTGATAATGATCCGTTTAACGTTGTAAGTAAGGTTCCTAAAAGATTACCCCCGAATAAAGATATACCCCAACCAAAAGCACCTAGTTGTTCTGCGGGTCCAACACTATAGTATTGAAAAAATTTAACACTACCTGAAGTAGTAGCGCCACTACCTGTTTCGTTAGTAGCCATAGTAATTGTAATTGTAGTTGAAGTAGGGGTTGCTGTTACCATGTATTTCTTACCATCAAAATCTGCAGCAGTATAATTAGAATTAGTAGCGCTAGAGAAATTACTAAACAGGATAATGTTTCCTGCAATAAAACTGTGGTCACTTGGAAAAGTTATAGTAACTGTAGGTGATCCGTTAGTAGTAGTAAAACAGTTTGAAAGAGTTGTTCCCGAAGGATTAACTAAAGGATGTATGTCATAAAAAATACTACCTGAATAAACATATAGAATATTACTAGTTCCTATTACTGCGTATTTAGTAGAAGCTGTGCTAACAAAATGATGTAAATTTCTAGCGGCACCTGTTAGTTTACTGGTACCTAGTTGTTGCCAACCACCTATCTTCTCCGGTGTACCATATCTAAAACGTACATTCTCACCATCTACCCATTGACTTTCGGCTCCGGTGTCTGTGACTTGTTTATTGAATCCTGGTAAAAATCCTAGTTTTTGTAGCATAAATTAATCCCTAGTTTAAAATATACTAGATTTCTAGTTATATCAACATTTGTTATCTACAGGAGATTAATACTAAGCTTTGTATGATTTACCAGCAGTGATTGCAGAATTAGCAGCAGTCATACTCTCATCAGTCCAAAAATCTTTAGCAACCATAAGCTCTAGGTGTTCAACATTTCTGTCAACACAATCTTGTTTTTCTGTTGCTGATTCATCTTCCATATCCGTTCCAGCAATAACTTCATTAATTAAAGTTACTGAATGTCCCATAGCTGTGTAATCTTGTGCTATATCTTCTGCAGTTTTTACGTCTTCACTCATAATATTTTCTCCTTATTTTGTTGCGCATGCAA